TAGGCAACGATGTCGAGCTTCGGGTCATAGCGACCCGGACACGGGGCATGACCCCAGTTCCAATTCTCGGAACGTGACACGCTCCCGTCGCGGAGCTTCACCTCGACCATCGTGCCCGGAGGCACGGGGCGCTCACCCCCATTCCACTCGATCCAACCGCTCGTTGAGCCGGTCGCGCCGCTCGCTTGGGGCTGGTCGACGATCTGGTAGGCGACGATGATGTAGTCACCCGTACCCACTGCCCAGTTCCATCTGTCAGCTTGATCGGGCTGGTGGGACACCTTGCCATTTCTGAAACGGACCCGAACCTTGGTGTCGGGCGGGACGGGACAGACGTTGCCGGTGTGCTTGATCCAATCAGTCATCAGTACGACTTGCCCCCATCCTTCACGCGGTTCTCCAGCTTGTGGTCCGCACGGGTTGCGTTGTAGGCCAGCTTGTCAGCGACGGCCCGTCCCAGCGGCAGGCCCAGCCCGCCAGCCAGATCGAAGATGCGGATGATCGCGTCACCAAGCTCCACCGTCAGCGACGTGTACTGCGGGAGGTGATCATCCATCCGGTTCTTGCGGTGACCCTCCATCGCCTCGGCCACCTCGGACACGATGAGCATGAGGGCCTCGCCCACGTTGCGCTCCTTGCGCCCGCCAGTCGCGGGATCGGTCCACCACCCAGACTTCAGAGCCCTTTCGTGGCACAGAGCCACGCCGTATTCGATGAAGGAGGACAGCACCCGCTGCTCCATATCCATGTCTTCAGTGTCGGTCATGCCGAGTACACCTTCCTCTCGATGCGGAGGCTTGCCATCTTGCTCCTCCATGTTTCGAACGCGACCTCGAGGGCCTTCATCTCCACTCGCGCCGCAGCAAGCTGGCCCTTCGCGGTGCCGTGCTTGATGCGAGCCTCGTAGACCTTGTCGCTGAGATCAGCAGACCTCTGCTGCGCCACCGCCGACTTCTGACCAGCGGCCTCGGCCACGACCATCTCCCGCGCAACGATGCGCTTGATGTCAGCCTCGGTAGCAATCACCTGCCGCTCGAGACCCCCGATCACCGAGGCCATGTCTCGAATGTCCTGCGCGAACCGTTCCTCGTCCATGCCCATTCCTCTATCCAGTCACCGATACATAGTCGCTGTTCGCCACCGGCGCAAGGTAGCTGACATAGCGATGCGTCTTTGAATATGCGTCGTCCACAAATTGCATGGACGGCCCGTTCCAGTGCAGGCCGACGCGCCCTTCCCACTCGCCGTTCCGCTGCTTCGAGCAGGTGAGGTACGAGTCGGGCTCCGTCTTCAGGGAGTCGGGAGGCTCACCCTCGAAGCGAGCCTCGGTCATCCGCTGCTCCTTGCTCTTGTTCCGCCAGATCGTGAGGACGGTGTCGGCGAGGTCGGTGATCGAGCCACTGCCCTTCACGTCCATCTTTCCGGTCGGCGTGTCCTCGCTCTCGCCCTTCCGGCTGTGCGTGACGAGGAAGACGATGGCACCACTGACGTTCTTGAAGTCGCACAGCGCCTCCATGAAAGCCTTCTGCCCGTTGTAGTCGTCGTCCCCAATCCCGCACTTGCTCATGTTGTCGATCACGAACACGTCGATGCCGTACCTGCGGCGGGCGTAGTCGAAGACCTCGAGCATGCGCGTGGTCTTGGCCGTGCCCACGAGGTCGAAGAGCCAGAGCTTCCCGGCGTACCAGTCGATGACGGCGTTGGCGTACGACTCGGTCATGTCACCCACGCCACCCGCCTGCCTCGTCAGGCGCGAGAGCAGGCGACGTGCTGGCATCTCCATCGAAGCGATGCACACGCGCAGGTCAGAGGCCATCGCGTCGAGGGAAAGCTGGCCCGCAAGCTGCGACTTCCCGTGACCGTTGATGCCGTTGAGGATGATCAGTTCCGCATCACGGAAGCGGAGCCTGCGCTCGAGTGCGCGGAAGCGGGACGCGAAGCCAGCCGTCTCCGCATCGTCGGAGAACATCTCCTTGATGATCGCCTCGCGGTACTCCACCGCAGATCGCAGTTCGTCAGGGTCCTGCGCCTTGGCCGTGGCGCGGATGTCGTCAATCGAGACGCCAGCCAGCAGGCACTCGTTCATGTCCTTCTTCGGCATCGTGACGAACAGACAGCGATGCGTACCCAGACGGTCGGCGATCTCCTTGGCTGCAGCCTGACCCTCGTCGTCCATGTCGAGCGCGAGGTAGATGGTCTGGAAGCGGTCGAGGTTGTCGTACTCGTTCTCGATCCACTGCTGCTTCGCACCACCGCCACCGCCGAAGGGGACGCTGAGTGCGGACACGCCCATCTCGTACGCCGACATCGCGTCGATCTCGCCCTCGGTGATCCACACCTCTCGGGACGAGGGGCTCACCGCCTGCCACCCGAACAGCGACGGCATCTGGTTGGCGCTCGTCGGGCGCTGGTCCTTCTTGTCGCTGATCGAGCGGTACTTGATCATCTTCGGTTCGCCGGTGGGCGAGATGAAGGGGAAGATCACCCGGTCACCATCGGCACCAACGCGGAACGCATTGACCGTCACATCCGACAGGCCTCGAGCGGACAGCCATTCCATCACCGGGCCCTGCGCCTTGGTCAGGGACTTCGGTCGTGCGGGCGGCTCGTAGGTTTTCTTCGGGGCCACGAACGTCGGGCGCTCGACACCGAGCCACGCCCTCGCCTCATCCAGCGCCATCGACAGGGGAACGCCGCGCACCGCAGCCCAGAGGTCGATCAGGTCACCGCCCACCTCACCGCTGGCGAAGTCTCCCCACACGCCGATCTTCGCCCCGCTCATGTGAACGCGAAGCGACTGTCCCTTGCTGCCATCCGTTCCGCCGACACAGTACTCAGACCCGGCGACCACACCGGCTGGCAGCAGGTGCCGCAGCGTGGCGAGGATCGATCCGTTCAGCCTCGCACTCACCTCATGGATTTGCATTTTCGAGTTCCTTCTTCACCGCCCAGTACTGCGGCATGAGTTCGTCCCGCATGTGCGGAGCGTTCTCGATGGTTCCACGGAGGCGGAACAGTTCGGCCTCCAGTTCCTTCCTGCGTTCATGCCCGATCACGGGCTTGCGCTTCGGGTCACCCTGCGGGGTGAAGATGCCCCGCCACCCACGCTCGATGCAGTGAGAGATCACAACGCCCGCATCCCATCCAGCTTCGACAGCGAGGGTGATGCGACGGATGCTCTCGCGCTGGGTAGAGACCGCCATCGGTTTGCGGTCCCGCTCCTTGCGGTACTCGACCCACCGAAGCCAGTCAGCCTCGGCCAGAAAATCCGGAAGCACTATCTCTTCCTTCTTTTCTTTTTCCTTCTTTCCTTCTTTCTTTCTTTCTTGTGTGTCCCGACTGCTTCCCTGTTCCTGTCCCGTCTGCTTCTCGTTAGCCTTCTCGTCTGCTTCGCGATCAAGCTGATATTTGTCGTAATTACAGATGGTTAGGGTTCTTCCGCCGTTATCGGATGCTTCCTCAATCATGTCCCACTCGCATAGGCGCTTGAGGTACCGCTCGACGCGGCTCTTCTCCCACCTCCAAGCGGACTGCAGGGCCCGCAGCGAGGTGTGAAGCTGGCCCCTGCAAACCGTGACGGCACGACCATTCGCGTCACTGCGAAGGGTGTCCCTCCACGCAGCATGCTCGATCAGCCAGAGCCACGCTCCGTACTCATCAAGCTCGCGCTTCGGGTATGAGGAAAAGAACTCGCACTCGCGAGCCTTGCGATGGACGACAAACCAGCCGCCGTGATCGGTGTTCATTTCTACCTCGTCGTTCGGCCCGAGCCAGCGCATCGGGACCAGTTCGCGCTCTAAAAACCGTGGCAGCCATGCAAGAAATCCGACGAGGAGTTTGCATAGAGCGCATGGCTTTTCGGGAGCTACCCTAGCCACGGCGATCCGAGACATAAGCCACTGCTTCGATCCACGCAAGCGGGTGACGGCCAGATTTTTCCTCGACGCGCATCGGCGTAGCAACTGAGGAAAATATGAGCCGCGCATAAATCATCTCGTCCACAAAGATATGAAGCGGTGAAGGTTGACCACGGCGAGCGCATCGCTATGTTGTCCACTTCACGGCGACAAACGGTCATGGATTGCGGAGCGCAAATGACATCGACGGCAGCGACTATCTGGAAGACCCTGTCCTCCATCAACGTCAACGATCACATCGAGAAGAAGAGCGGGTTCAGCTATCTCAGTTGGGCGTGGGCTTGGGGTGTGCTGATGGAGCATTACCCCGACAGCCAGTTCCGCTTCCTGAAGAGCGATGGACAGAGCGAGGTGTTCGCGTCTCCTGACGGCACGGTCGAAGTGCGCTGCCACCTCTCGGTGGTGGCGGACGGCAAGACCGTTGATCGCGAGATGTGGCTCCCGGTGATGGATCACAAGAACAACGCCATCAAGAACCCGAACGCCCGCGACGTGAACGACGCGAAGATGCGGTGCCTCGTGAAGGCGATGGCCCTGTTCGGTCTGGGCCACTACATCTACGCGGGCGAAGACCTGCCGGATGCTTCGAAGGCTGCGCCGAAGCCGGTCAACCCGGACACCGGCCAGCCCGCCGTGCAGGAAAACCTGCAGGACGTCCTGCTCGAGGCCATCACCACCGCGCCCAACATCGACGCGCTGAAGGCCGCGTTCGCCAAGGCCACGCGGTACGCCAAGAACCGTGGTGAGACCGAGCTTCTCGCCGCCTTCACGATGGCGAAGGACGTCCGCAAGGGAGAGCTTGGGCAATGATGCACGAGCAGGGAACTGAAGGCTGGCTCGCGCAGCGGGTCGGCAAGATCACCGGCTCTCGCGTCGGCGCGATCCTCGGCATGAACCCATACTCCTCGGAGCAGGACGTTCTGCGCGAGATGGTGCGTGAGGCTTTGGGTGCGGAGCGCGAGTTCAAGGGCAACGCCGCCACTGATCACGGCACCCGCCTCGAGCCCGTCGCCATCGAGTGGTACGAGTCCACGTCTGGCATGTCGGTCGAAAGCACCGGCTTCGTCTGCCACGACGAGATCGACTGGCTGGGCGCATCGCCCGATGGCCTGCTCGGTCTCGATGGCGGCATCGAGGTGAAGTGCCCGTACTGGGCAAAGGAGCCCTACAGCATCGAGAGCAAGCCCTACTACTGGGCCCAGATGCAGACGGTCATGGAGGTCTGCGACCTCGAGTACATGATCTTCATCTGCTTCATCTCCCCGACGAGCAATCGCGTGGAGCGCGTCGAGCGAGACCGTGAATGGTTTCACAGCGTGGCGCTGCCGAAGCTGGAAAAGTTCCACAAGAAGTTCACCGACAGCATGGCCGGTGACCACTCTGCCTTCCTCTCGGTCCCCGCCGTCCACGTCGACGACGATGAGACCAAGCGGATGGCCGAGCTTCTGTTCGAGTCGATCCTCCTCAAGGAAAAGCTCGAGCCCATCGAGGCCGAGATTTCGGCACTGAAGAAGAAGATGGGTGAGGCGCACGGTTCGTTCGCCTCCACCTACTTCGACCTGAAGCGGGTCCAGAAGAAGGGCTCTGTCGATAACAAGCGCCTCTACGCCGATGTCGGTGTGGAGAAGCTCCTCATGCAGATGGGGAAATCCCTTGACGACTACCGGGGTGAACCGGTGGTCAGCTACAGCATCATCAGCAAAGGAGACGTGTGATGCCCCGCCCGAAGAAAGAACACCAGACCCGCCTCATCCAGACGACCGTCGATGAAGGCATGTACCGCGCCCTTTGCGAGCAGGCGCTGTACGAGGATCGTCCGCTCGCTTCCGTCATTCGACAGGCGCTGTCGATGTACTTCGCCCACATCAACCGGAGTCGCGCCCGGTCCTCGGAACTGGTCTAGGAGATCGCCCAATGGCGTACGAACAGAAGCCCAACACCTTCACCCTCTTCCGCGACAGCGACGAGACCGTCGCCAAGCGCCGCGAGTTCTACAAGGAGAAGGGGTGGGAGGGTGACCCTCCGATCTACTCCGGTCGCCTCGTCCTCGAGGACGGCACCGAACTGAACATCGAGGCTCGCGTCATCGACGGCCAGAAGGGCAAGTTCTTCGCTGGTCGCGTGTGGAAGAAGAAGGACGCGGCCCCGGCCCAGTCCAACTCGCGGTCCAACAACATCGACCTCGACGACGAGATTCCGTTCTAGGTGGCGGCGGGGGGCTTCGGCCCCCTGCTTTCCAAAGGGAAAGAAAGAGCATGCTGAGTATCGTCCGAAAGGCAGACGAGGCTTTCTACGGAGGCTTCGACATCACCACGGACCCGGAGGACACCTACGACCACGTCGTCACTCTGGTGCGCGTGGTGGACAACCTCCGTGAGCGTTACGCGATCTTCGAGATCGAGGACGCGGATGGTGAGGTGGACCGTGTCCGCCTCGATGCCGACAACACCTCCGTCAAGTTCGGCCCTGCCGAGATGCACCTCGTTGGGGTGCATGTCTATGGCATCTCCGGTGGTCGGGATCACCTCGGTGTCCGCATCGCCATTGATGCGCCGCAGGAGTACCGGATCGTGCGTGACGACGCGAAGAGGAAAGTCTGATGTGGGTCGGCAAGAAGCTGGTGCCGTACGGCATCGCCGAGATGGCCGACGTCATCACTCTCCGCAAGCGGTACCCCACGGTCCACCGCCTGCGTAAGAGCGACCGGTCCATCGAGTGCGTGAAGGACAAGAACGGTGAGTACCTGTGGGTGGTCGGCAACGACATCCTCCCCGAGAGCAAGATGAAGGCTCTGGCAAGCGAACTGGTATAGTCGCCCTGCTGGAGCCTCCGACTGGAGGCATTATGGAAAAGACGTGGAACGACGCTGCAGAGCGGTGGCTGAAGTCGAGGGCTGGACACCGGTGGCAGAAGCAGGAGGAGGGGTACGTCACCCGCCTCACGCACTACCTCGACGGCAAGCCCCTGAAGGAAATCACCAAGGGGGTGGTGGCTGACATTCGGGACGGGCTTCTGGAACACAGGCAGGCCCCGACCGTAAACCGTCATTTGACGGTTCTCCGCGCCATCCTCAACAGGGCTAAGGACGACTGGGACTGGGTCGACACCGTCCCCAAGATCAGGAAGGTGGAAGAGGGTCAGCCTCGCGAGCGTTACCTCGAGAAGGACGAGGCTCGGAAGCTGATCCAGTGCTGCCCTCCCCATCTGCGGGACAAGGTGATCCTCGCCCTGTCCACCGGCCTGCGGGACCGCAACATCCGAGAGCTTCGGTGGGACGAGGTGGACCTGCCCAACAGGCAGATCACCATCCCCGGCACGAAGATGAAGAGCGGGAAGACGACCACCATCCCCATCAATGAGGTTGCGTGGGAGCTTCTGAGGAAGCGCAGGAAGTCGACGAGCCGACACCCGGAGTGGGTCTTCGCCTATGGTGGCAAGCCCGTCCACAGGTCAGGCACACGCGCCTTCCGCAAGGCCCTGAAGCGGGCCGGGATCGAGGACTTCAGGTGGCATGACCTGCGGCACACATGGGCGTCTTGGCATGTTCAGGCCGGGACCCACACTGCAGCCGTGCGCGAGCTTGGTGGATGGTCGGACGACCGGATGGTCAAGCGGTACGCCCATCTGTCCACGAAGCACCTGCGTAAACAGGCAGAAAACATCGGTGGCCTGTAAAGCGCCACCGATTAATTCGCCGTTTAGGTTTGTCTCGTAAGTGACTGATGGAGCGGGTGAAGGGACTTGAACCCTCGACCTCGACCTTGGCAAGGTCGTTGGCTCCAGCATCGCAAGAAACCCAAGGAACGAAAG